GTTCTCGTCCGAGTTGAGCACACGCTTGCTCAACAGAGAACGTTTTACCATTGCCCGAGAGACCCGTGATAAACGTAGGGTAGAATACACGGGACTGAATAATCTTTTTAAGATCACCAAAATTGCCAAACTTGACGAAGGAATCATCTTTCTGAGGAATAAGATTTTGTTCAAATGCAGGCATTGCTGCAGGTGCTTCATAGGTGCGCTCGATCTCCTCAACCTTTTGTGGAGTTACTTCCAAGTTCCACCGACCACGAGAAGTTTTATATTCGGAAAGTTTATTGGTAACCGTTTGATAGTTTGCACCATTCATCGCACACCAAGCTTTGATATCAGCACTCGTAACCATCTCACCATAAGTAGATTGGAGAGAAGTGCGAATGTGATCAGCGGAGAAGGACATGATGTTGGTTGTTTGTTTCAACTGAAGTTATTATACACAAGAAAGGGCACCCTGTTGGTGCCCCATGTGACAGATTAGAAATTGGATTCAGAGTTCTGTTGCTTTTGGTGCAGGGGCAGGAGCAGCAGGTTTTGGTGCAGGTGCTGCTGCTTTAGGTGCAGGTGCTGGTTTTGGTGCAGGAGCAGGTGCTGCTGCTTTTGGTTGGTCTATACCAATGAGTTCTCCGAATCTAGACATGGTTCCTAATCTTGAATTTTTAATTATTTATCAAGCAACAAGCTCAATAAACTCACTAAGAATCTTCTTATTCATCTTTTTACCCTTCAAACTTTTAACAAAAGCACTTTTAATCTGAGTCTTAGATGCATTATCACTAACTTCAAATTCAGAATCTTGGGAAAGAGAGTTTGCAGAAATACCAAAGTAAGTATTGTATCCCGAATCTTTAATAGAGAATGCACGTTGCTTGCGCCAGGCAAACTCTGCCTTATTATATTTTTCACCATAGTAACCACAATAACGGCGAATGAATGCCTTGGCATCACGAGATTCTAGAACACGAATACCAACAAAATTAGTATCCTGAAACGTATCTTTTAGATTGCGGAGAAGAACATCAGTAAACTCATACCATTCACAATCAAAAGAATAGGTATTGCCAGTCTTTCGATCACGTAGGAACGAATTGGGTCCAAGGCGACCAGTTCCAAGATATGGTTCATCAGGATTCTTATCAAAGAAGCGATGAACTTCTTTATGATAGTTCAATTGATTTGCTTCACCATCAGAAAGAACGACACACTGAACTTTTTGAAGACCATATTGCTTCTTAAACTGAGGAATGATTGAATGAAGGCATACAAGTGCTTCGTTCAATGGAGTGCCAGAAAGACCCATTCCAGTGGGGAGGGGATACAGTGTGTAATATTTTCTGTTGAAAGCATAAGCAAACCGCAGAATATGGAGCATCTGTTTTTCCAATTCCTTAGTGCTGGTTTTACTGGTGAGAAGATTCATCAAAGAAAACCACTCAGAGAAAGCAAGAACACCAGATTTCTTTTCGTAAAGAGGAGCACGAACATTAGTTCGATAAGTTTCATTATATTCAACTTTCGGATACTCATTCGTAAAGGCATAAACATCAAAAGGAATACCAACCTTCTTACAGAACCATACCAAATTGAACATCTGCTTAACAGTATCAATCAGAACATCACACATAGAACCAGACCAATCAAGCATGAAGATCAAACCATGATTCTTACCATCAGCAAGGGTGGTCACTTTCTTGAAAAGATCCTCGTTATATTTGTAGGTATGAAGTTTGGTGCAGTCCAGAACACCAGTGCGAGCAGTGGTGGCACGAGCATAAGAATCTGCTGCCTTACGGCACTCAAACTCCTTCACCAGATAGTTGACTTCTTTCTGAGCAGATCGTTTGAACTTAGTAAACTCAGCATCAACAAATTCAAATACTTCTGGGTTATGAACATCAGACCACTCTTCTACGCAACGATCATGAATCTCTTGATTGGGAATAATAATATTCTCAAGATTCAACTTAGGAAGTTCAGCATATACATTCTCAAAACCTTCCATCGATGCAAGTTCTTTGATTGCATCTTCAAGTGAATCTACTGTTTTTAGTTCGATATCTTCATCAAAAGTTTCACCAGGACCTTGAGAATTAGGTTGTTGCTGCTCAGCAGTTCCACCATAAGATTCTCCTTCCTCAGGTTCTACGGACTCATTATCGGTAGAATCACCAGACTCTGGAGATTCAATAGAACTCTCAGAAGACTGTTGCCCTTCTGTTTCTTGCTGTTGTTTCTGATGAGTATCAGTTTTTGCTTCTTCTTTACAGAAGTTATACAGTTCTTCAGCAATATTCAAAACATCATCAAATGTTTCACAATCAGCAACTTTCTTTACAAGGATATTTTCTTTCAAAGATTTAAAAGGAATTTCAACAAAACTACCAATCTTAAAGTGAAGATTGATACGATCTGCAAGGTTCATCAGATCGATGTTTTCATTCTCCAGGGCAAAGAAATCCTCAGCAGAAAGTTCCTGATAACCACGATAGAAAGTCTTAGAGATGCCAGCGTAACGACGCTTCATCAGTTTTTCAATGCGAACATCTTCAACAATGTTCACCAGTTGTGGGGAAATCTTTTTCTCCTTCAACCAATTACGATCAGGAGTATAAAGGGCATGACCCACCTCATGCCCAACTAACATATCATAAACAACACCACTCGCTTTCTCCCACATTGGAAGAGTTAGAACACGAGTGTGAACGTTGAACTGTGCAGTTTCAACGTGACGGTGCTCTACAACCAGATCTTCAGTTGCCAGCAGTTTAGCAAGGTGCGATTTGATTTCGTGGTTGACCGTCATGGGGGAACATCATTCGTATGGACTCATAATACGACGAAACCGCCTTGTCAGGGCGGTTCTTGTGACGCTTCTTGAACTGTCTGAGTGCTTCTCTGCGTGCCCTCAGCATCTGTGGTTTGAGGGTTCGCTTCTGTTCTTTCTTAGAATGGTGCTGCCAATTAGGGGTGTTCATCGGAAATTCCTTTGATACGTTTCCAATCATTATACATTGCCATCACAAGCCAACTAGCGGATAGACTCTCTGGTCCCTTTTCTAGTAGTTCTAGTTGCCTCTTGTTGAGGCGTTTCATTCCTTTGTATTCTTCCTTCCAGTCCATCATACAGTCTTTGAGAATCCTTTGACCTTATCAAATTTAATCACATTCTCAAACTTATCATGAAGTTCTGATTTGTGAGAGATAACAAAGATATTGGCATCTTTGATCACATATCGAATAATCTTAAGAAACTCGTCGGTTCCAAATCCATCTAGAGATGAATCAAAAACCTCATCCATAATCAACAGGTTAGTGTTTACAGAATTTTTGACTCTAGCGACTTCCCTCCATGTAAAAAGTAATGCTAGGTCAATTCTCATCTTCTCACCTTCGCTGAAGGAACTGTAAGAGAAATCCTCATGAATAGGAGACTCAACAGTTTCACTAAATTCTTCATCAAGTTTAAAGTTGATGTAGAAGTCCATCATCTGTAGGTAG